TAACTTTGACGAGACTAGTCAAATCTTTAATATTGAAGCTCGTAAGTTTCATAAGCAAGGATACTATTGTCCAGCTCCAGTAAAGAGTAAAGACTTTATAACTTATTGGGATGACCAAAAAGCTAAATGCAGAAAAGGTGTAATATTTAAAAATGGTGATAACACATGGTACCTTACCAGAGAGTACTACATGTGGTTAAACTTTCTACCAATCAATAACAAGGAGACTAGAAGATTCTCTTTCCCGGATGTGAGGGATGCACAATATCACATGGCCCTTTATGAAGTTCTAGCAGAACTATTCTATAAGCATGCTGCTATCTTAAAGAAACGTCAGATAGCCTCATCATACTTCCATGCAGCTAAGCTAATCAATACTATATGGTTTGAAGAAACACCTATCCTAAAAATAGGAGCTAGCCTTAAGACCTATGTAAATGATACATGGAGATTCTTGAATGAGTACAGAAACTTCTTAGATGACAACACGGCTTGGTATAGACCTATGAACCCGGGCAAGATTTTAGACTGGCAACAACAGATTGAAACTAGTGTACCTGGACAAAATAGAAAAACACTTAAAGGTTTGAAGGGTGTACTAAAAGGTACATCTTTTGAGAAAGATCCAACAGCCGGTGTCGGTGGACCTTGTACTTACTTCTTCCATGAAGAGGCTGGTATTGCCCCACATATGATGGAAACTTTTGGTTACATGAAGCCAGCCTTAAAGTCTGGTATGATAACTACAGGTACATTTATTGCTGCAGGATCTGTGGGTGATCTAGATCAGTGTGATCCTTTAAGAAAGATGATCATACATCCTGAAGCTAATGATATCTTTTATGTAGAGTCTAACTTACTAGATGACAAAGGTACCTTTGGAAGATCTGGATTATTTATTCCAGAACAGTGGTCAATGCCACCTTGTGTAGATGAATATGGTAACTCTAAAGTAGAAGAAGCTTTAGAAATGCTTGATGAATACTTTGCTAAGAAAAAGAAAGATCTTAGCCCTGAGGATTTCCAGTTAGAAGTATCACAGCATCCTAGAAATATAGAAGAAGCTTTTGCTTCTAGAACAGTATCTGTTTTTCCTATGCATTTAGTAAATGCTCAGAAGAGAAGAATAGAAGAAAAAGAATACAGCACTGAGTTTGTAGAACTAAGTAAATCTGCAGATGGCAAGTGGTTAGTAGACAAGAGTAAGAAGATTCCTATTAAGGAGTTTCCTATCAGTAAGAATACTGAGGATAAGACAGGTGTAATAGTTGTCTATGAACGGCCTGATCCCAAAGCTGACTGGGGAACTTATTATGCATCTATTGACCCCGTGTCACAAGGTAAAACTACTACATCTGATTCTTTGTGTTCTATCTATGTATACAAGATTCCTATAGAAGTAACTAGAATTGATGGTGAAGATATAAAGAACTACATTGAACAAGATAAGATTGTAGCTAGCTGGTGTGGCCGATTTGATGATGTTAAAAAAACCCATGAAAGACTAGAACACATTATTGAGTGGTATAATGCATGGACTATTGTAGAGAACAATGTCCCTGGATTTCTTACTCATATGATGGGTAAAAGAAAACAAAAGTATCTAGTACCTAAGAGTCAGATCACCTTTAGAAAAGATATTGAGTACTCTCAACATGGTGCTGAAGAATATGGTTGGAGAAATACAGGTACTATGTTTAAAACCCATATCCTACCATACCTCATAGACTATTGTAAAGAAGAAGTAGATGTAGAAACTAAAGATGATGGTACTGTTGTTAAAACAACCTATGGTATAGAAAGAATACCAGATATTATGGCAATGGTAGAGATGACACATTACAGAGAAGGACTCAATGTGGATAGACTTATTGCTTTAGGTGCTCTTATAGCTTTTGCAAAAGTGCAGGAAGCTAACCGGGGTCTGAAGAAAAGAATAGACAGAACTGATAAAAAAAGCTTGGAAAAGTCAAAAAATTTATATACATTTACTAACAGCCCTTTCCGACATATTGGAATGGGTGGGGGTAGATCTGGTAATAGACCACCAAGAAACCCTTTTAAAAATATAAGATAACATGCAAGTATTGAATGCACTCCAGATGAAGTCTGGAAAAAAAGCTGAGTACAACAGGATGGGTAGTATTACCCAACCCTTACAGTTTTTACCCAAGAAAGAAAAGGATGCTGAATGGACAGCCTGGAACTTAGATTGGCTAGAGTGGAATGGCTTGAAGCAAATCCGCAGAAATGCTAGAAGGCTGATGAAAAACTACAAGCTTGCCAAAGGTGTTATTGACAAGACAGATTACATCATGGAAGATGACAATGAGATGAGAGATCTTGTTGATACTCTAATGAAAGAAGATGTAAGTGCCTTAGAACTAAAGTTTTACCCTATTATCCCTAATGTTATAAATGTTCTAACCTCAGAGTTTGCTAAGAGAAATACTAAGATTACCTTCCAAGGTAAAGATGAGTACTCTTACAATGAGATGCTAGAACAAAAAAGAGCTCAAGTAGAACAAGTATTATTACAACAAGCTCAGCAAAAACTATTAGCTAAGATGCTTGAACAAGGTATGGATGAAGATGATCCTGAGGTTCAACAACAAATGCAACAACAACTTTCTCCAGAAAATCTTAAGACTTTACCAGAAATACAAAACTTTTTTGATAAAGACTACAGAAGCATGGCTGAGCAATGGGCTGCACATCAGTTTAAGATTGATGAAGAAAGATTTAAAATGGATGAGCTAGAAGAAAGAGGTTTCAGAGATATGCTTATCACTGACCGTGAGTTCTGGCACTTCAAGATGAATGATGATGACTATGATGTAGAGTTATGGAACCCTGTTCTAACTTTCTACCATAAGTCACCTGAAGCAAGATATATATCCCAAGGTAACTGGGTGGGTAAAATAGAAATGATGACTATTGCTGATGTGATTGACCGTTATGGCTATGTCATGACCCAGGAACAGTTAGAGTCTATTGAAGCTATCTACCCCGTAAGGTCAGCTGGCTACCCACTCCAAGGTTACCAAAATGATGGTTCTTACTATGATGCTACTAAGTCTCATGAGTGGAACACTAATATGCCAGGTTTAGCATATAGACAGTTTGTGTCTATGTATGATAACTTTATCTACAATGGTGGAGATATCATAAACTGGATCATGGCAGAGAATGAAGACTATGCTCCTATGGGTGCAGCCTTCTTACTCCGTGTAACAACAGCTTATTGGAAGTCTCAAAGAAAAGTAGGACACTTAACCAAGATCATGGAGAATGGTGAAGTTCTTACAGATATTATAAGTGAAGACTACAAAGTAACAGATAAACCTATCTATGATACTACACTAGTAAAAAACAAAACCAAAGACAACTTAGTTTTTGGAGAGCACATAGACTGGATCTGGATTAACCAGACTTGGGGAGGTGTTAAAATAGGACCTAACCATCCTAGCTTCTGGGGTATGAATAACCCAGGTGGTATCAACCCTATGTATTTAGGTATTGACCAAAACCAGATTGGACCTCTTAAGTTCCAGTTCAAGGGTGACAGCACTCTTTATGGATGTAAACTTCCTGTAGAAGGTGCTGTGTTTAATGATAGAAATACAAGATCTACTTCTATGGTAGACTTGATGAAGCCTTTTCAAATAGGCTATAATATTGTCAACAATCAGATTGCTGACATCTTGGTGGATGAGTTAGGGACAGTCATAATGTTGGATCAAAATGCCCTCCCTAAACATTCACTTGGGGAAGACTGGGGTAAGAACAACTTTGCTAAAGCTTATGTAGCAATGAAGAACTTCCAGATGTTACCATTGGATACTTCTATCACTAATACAGAGAATGCATTAAACTTCCAGCACTTCCAAGTTATGAACCTAGAGCAAACACAAAGGATGCTTTCTAGGATTCAGATGGCTAACTACTTTAAGCAACAGTGCTTTGAAGTTATAGGTATAACGCCACAAAGACTTGGTCAGCAAATAGGTCAAACAGAAACTGCTAAAGGTATAGAGCAGGCCGTAACTGGTTCTTATGCCCAGACTGAGGTCTACTTTATAAATCACTCTGATAACCTGATGCCTAGAGTTCACCAAATGAGAACAGATCTAGCACAGTATTATCATTCTAAAAAACCTTCTCTAAGGTTACAATACATGACATCTGCTGATGAAAAGGTTAACTTTGAGATGAATGGTACAGATCTATTACTAAGAGATCTAAATATCTTCTGTACAACTAAAGCTAATCAAAGGTTTATCTTAGAGCAAATGAAACAGCTGGCTATGTCTAACAATACAGCCGGTGCCTCTATCTATGATCTAGGTAATATCATGCAAACAGAATCTGTTGGTGAGCTTACTAATACTCTTAAAACTATTGAGAGAAAAACTAATGAGCTTAAACAACAAGAACAACAACATCAGCAACAAATGCAAGAACAAGAAATGCAGACTAGACTTCAAGAGAAGCAGATGCAACTTGATCATGATATGCAAGAGGCTGAAAAAGATAGAAGAAAAGATGTTCTTATTGCTGAGATTAAATCAGCAGGATATGGTTCTATGCAAGATATCAACCAGAACATGCAGTCAGACTACATGGATGCTTTAGGTCAGATACAAAAGTCTAATGAGTTTCAAGAGACTATGAACTTGCAGAATACTAAGGAGACTAACCGTATAAGCAATGACAGAGAAAAAGCTCAAATAGAGAGAGAAAAACTACAAGCTCAGATGAGAATGAAGCAGATGGATGTAGATATTGCCAGAGAAAATAAGAATAAATTTGATGTAAAGAGCAAAGACACTAAAAAGAAGAAATAGCTCATAGCTATATAGTGTCAAATATTTTTATAGGAGCCTTGCAATGTTTCACATTTTTAAAGTTTAAATCAGTATTTTTGCTATATTATTAATAGTCACTAAACCAACAACATATGACAGATAACAAAGAAACAACAACAGTTCAGCAGGCTGATATAAACCTGGATGAATTGTTAGGTACACCTGGTGCAGAAAACATCATGGTACCAGAAACAAAAGTAGAAGAGAAACCTAATATCTTCAGTAGAAAAGAGGTGGACCTATCGTTCCTTGATAAAGATGAAGATGATGATAACTCCAACCCAGATGAAAAAGCTGAAGGAGCTCAAGCTACTCCAACAAAAGCTTCAACAGAAAAGGGGGCAGCTGCCCTTGATGAAATCATCAACACAGACTCTGAAACAGAGACTGAAGAATCTCCTAAAAAAGGTGGCAGACATAATGGGCTTGTAGAGTTAACTCAAAAGCTTATTGAAAAAGGTATGCTTACTCCTTTTGAAGGTGAAGAAGATGTTTCTAAATACAGTCTTAAAGACTTTGAAGAGTTATTTGAAAGCAATGAGAAAGAAAAAGCAAAAAAGTTTGAAGAGCAAGTATCTTCTAACTTCTTTGAAGCTTTACCAGAAGAACTTCAAGTAGCTGCTTCTTATGTAGCAAATGGTGGTAATGACTTAAAGAGTCTTTTCAGATCATTAGCTGCAGTAGAAGAGATAAGAGAACTAGATACTTCAGATGAATCTAGCCAAGAACAAATTGTTAGAAGCTACTTACATGCTACTAACTTTGGTACAGCTGATGAGATTGAAGAAGAAATAGATGCCTGGAAAGATAGAGATGAACTAGAGTCTAAAGCTAAAAAGTTCAAACCAAAGTTGGATGCTATGCAAGAACAAATTGTGGCAAGACAATTGCAACAACAAGAACACATGCGTAAGCAACAACAAGCTCAAGCTCAAAAGTATACAGAAAACATATACAAAACTCTTGAGCCAGGTGAGTTAAATGGATTAAAGTTAGATAAGAAAACCCAAAACACATTGTTTGCAGGTTTAACCCAAGCTAACTATCCATCAATGTCTGGAAGACCTACTAACTTACTAGGTCACTTATTAGAGAAGCATCAATATGCTGAACCTAATCATGGTCTAGTAGCTGAAGCTCTATGGTTGTTATCTGATCCTGATGGATACAGAAACAAAGTTAGAGAAATAGGTAAGAAAGAAGCTGTTGAAAAAACAGTAAGACAGTTAAAGACAGAACAGAGTAACAAGATTACTTCTGGTACTGGAACTGATGATGAAGCAAATAGTAGAAGCAAGAAGACAGGTGGAATACAAAGACCTACTGGCAGCTTCTTTAAAAGATAAACAAACAAACAAATAAACAAGTAATAACCTAAAAAAACAAAAACAAAATGGCAACTCCAGTTTTAAACAATGGTATATTCTTGCGTGATACTAACTACCAAGCTAGTTCACACATTGATTCATACCACTTAGTAAACATGTTGAAAGATGTAGAACCAATGGATTTAGGACCAGTAGATATCTGGGCTATGTCTCAAAAGGTTGAAATGCCTCTTTATCAACTATCCTCTTTTGGAGGAAAAAACATCATCATGGTAGACAATGCCCGTGGTGAGTACAAATGGCAAACCCCAGTGTCTCAAGATCTTCCTTACATTGTAGAAGATATTGAACCATTAGTGTTAACAAAAGGTGTTGATGGTACTACCTTCAAGATCAAGATCAACAAGCGTGAGTTTGGACATGGTGATATTATCACTTATGACAAATACAATGGTTGTGAGATGTACATTACTGCAGATGATATCTTACCTATGGGTGATGGTTTTATCTACACTGTACAGTTAGTAAACAATGATAACTACAAGTTTTTAGAGAACAAGTATTTAGTTCCTCAAACTAAGTTATTCAGAAAAGGTTCTGCTAGAGGTGAGTATGGAGAAAGATTCTCTGACATCCAAACTAGATCTGGCTTCCGTGAGTTCTACAACTTTGTGGGTGGTGCTGAAGCTCATGTACACTATTCTATCTCAAGCCGTGCTGACTTGATGTTAAAAGGTGGTATGAATGCTGATGGTACAGTTCCTGTAACTGAGATCTGGAGAAACTTTGATAAGTCTTTAGATCCAGCAATCAACAAGATTGAAGATGTAGCTAACAAGATGGGTAAAGACTACTTAAAGCGTGCTGTAGGAAATGGTACTTTAACCCGCACCTTCTTAACAAGCATGGAAGCTGCTCACTTAACTAAGATTGCTACTGACATTGAGACTTACTTAATGTGGGGTCATGGTGGTAGAATTAAGCAAGATGGACCAGATGATATGCGTTTATCAGTGGGTCTATGGAAGCAGTTAGACAACTCTTACAAGAGAGTGTACAACAAGTCAAGCTTTAACCTAGAGTTATTCCGCTCAGAGCTTTATAACTTCTATGCTGGTCGTGTGGAGTTCCAAGGTCCAGATCCTAAGAGACAACTTATTGTTCAAACAGGTATGGGTGGTATGAGATTAGTAAATGAGGCTATCAAGCGTGAAGCTGTTAACTCTGGTTTAGTAATCCAAGCTGCTAGCAACAATGGTATTGGTGCTATCTCTGGACAAGGTATGGACTTGAACTTTGGATTTGCTTTCACTAGTTATGTAATACCTTTCTTAGCTAATGTTAAGTTTGTGCTTAACCCAGCTTTTGATAACTTACATACTAATGACATAGAAAACCCAATCATTGATGGTAACCCTTTAAGCTCTTACAGCTTTGTTATCTTTGATATCACTGATACAGGAAATGACAACATCTACATGTTGAAATTATCTTGGGATAATCAGTTGAAGTGGTTCTACCAAAATGGTACTATGGACTATATGGGCCGTACTCAAGGCTTCCAGTCTAATGGTAACTTCAATGGATACCGTGTGATGATGACTCAAACAATGCCAGCTATCTGGGTAAAAGATCCTACCAAGGTTCTAAAGATTGTTATGAGAAACCCAATCACTGGTGGATCATTCTAATACTTGTGCTCAGGAGGAGGTTTCTGCTTCCTCCTCCTAACATGAGCACCTGGCCTGGGGATGCGTTCCTAACAGAGCTCGCAACTCTGCCCAGGCTCTACTTGCTAAATCAAGTAATATGTACTAACTTTACAAACTAAAAAAAACCAACATGAGTGTAACAATTGTATCACTAGCTGAAACAGCTAAATCTGGCAGTATATCTGTCAAACCGTTCTTTGATCCCAACAAGGCTAACCTAGGTCTAGAAAAATATGGCCTAGCTTTATTTGATGGAGTATTTCATGAAGAACAACTTGCATGCATTGAAAGAAACGGCATCAAGAGATATGTAACAGGTCTTAATGAGTTTGCCCCTGAGGTAAAACTTATTGCTGACAAAGAAGAAAGAGAAGCAAAGATCCAAGAGATTAGAAGTGTAGTATCTCAGTTAGAAAGAGAACTAGCAGCTAATATGATTGATCCTAAAGATCCTGACTTCTGGAACAAAGTAAAACTACTAAGACCAGACAATGATGAGTTCTGGGAAAAAATAGTTATCAGATGTGGTAATGAGCCTGTTATCTTAGATCCTTCTAAAGATGCACATGACTTGATTAAGTTATATGCTATTGAGGCCGGTGGCTTTTCTATAGTATCTAAAAGTTATGATGATGCAAGAAGCAGAGCAGTAGCTCCTAAGTTTTACTTAGATAGATTTATTGATACTGTATCTACCAAGACTGAGGTTAGTAAGATCCGTAACAAAGCTCTTGCTGAACTTATCAAGATGTTTGATAAGAACCAAAACAAGTTGTTCTATGTATGTAAAGCTGTTGATGGTAACAGTGTACAATACAAAAAAGGTACACCAAATGATATCATGTATGATAACATGGATAAGTTTATCACAGGTCAAGGAGTTGAGCCTAACTTAAAAAGAGCTGCTCAAACTTTCTTAGATGCTTGTGCATTAG